TAAGGTTGCTTGTATTCCAGTTTCATCTACATTCGCATCTCCAGTCATTGTGATTTGACCTGGAGTAGCTGTTAACTCTTGTCCAGTTGGACTTGCGCTAGCACCTGCTGTAATTTCAGCAACTGCACCTACAGAGATTGTAGCTGATACGGATCCTGTTTGAGCAGAGTAAGCATCTCCCCATACCATTGATCCCCAAGAATCTCTTCCCCATCCAGAACCAATTAAAAAATTGTCATCAATAGTGACAGCGCCTGGTGTTGTAGTTAACTGTGATCCAGTTACGTCTTGTTGAATACCTCTTGCAATATCTTCCTCTCCTATAGAAAGATTTCCTTGAATACCTGTGACTGATACATCAGCTGATGCACCTGCAACGGCTCCTGCGTTTGTAAATGTGAGTTGTGATCCAGTTACATCAACATCAGCGTTAGCTTGAGTTGTTGATGAACCTATTGATAAGTTAGCTGATACGCCACTGACTGAGACGGATTCATCAGATAGGTCTCCCCATTCTGCTGCACCCCATGTTTTATTACCCCATCCAGTGGCCATATCATTTTATTTCCTTTAATTACGCAATTCTTAAGATTGCAGCAGAAGTTGTGAATGCAGGGAACTGGATTGTAAATGTTCCAGATGTTGCAGTCTTGTCTCCACCGAAATCTAACACAGCAACTGCTTCAGTAGTACCTGTACCACCATCAGTTGTTGTATTGTAAATCAAAGCACCTGCAGCTGTTAGTGTAACACCAGTGAAAGATAAGTTAGAGAAGCTAGTAATAGCAACTCCAGACGATACTTTAACACCTGAGTTTACTAAAGCTTTACCACCTGCAGTGTAACCTGCTGGTGAAGATACTTCTGATGTTGTAGCGTAGTTAGTTGTTGATGCACCTAAAGCAGCAGAAGAGTCATACATTGCTAATTTAAATGTATCGCCACCTGCTGAATCAAAATCATGCTCACCCGCTAACAATTGCTTTTTGAATGAATTGCAAATTGCATTAGTTGTAATAGCCATAATTGTTCTCCTTTAAAATTACGTATTTGGTGATGGTGAAGGTATCTTAATTCTTGGTACCCCATCATCGTATTCTGCACGTCTTCTTCTCCCCATTTGTTGAAGAGCAAAATTCTGTACTTCTTCATTGTACTTTGTTTCGTACAGTTTGTACATATCCATAGGACCTTTTAGATATCTAAAAGCTTCAGCTAATACACCATGTAACAACATTGATTCTTGATAAGTAGATAAAAATGTATTGTTAGTTGATGTAAATTCTGGTGGATCTGTAATGTAGTTGATTTGTACAGTATATGCAGAATCTGGTATAGGTGCTACAAGAATATTGAAATCGTCCCAATTAGCCCAATATTTAGGAAGACCTGTTGCAGCATTATTATTATATTCAGAAATAAAACTTGTATCTCTTCTTTCTAAAAAAGTTCTTGTTGATCCATCAATCACTTGAACAGATCTCATGATAGTTAAATCAGCAGGTAAGCTTACGTATCTATTACCGCTTGTAAATGTTGATGTTGAATATTTTCTAAGATCATCATAATCAACTTTACCTGCAACATCAAGTTCGACAGATCTAATAAAATCTTGAATAATTTGATCAGTTAAAACTGTATTACTAACTTCAGTGTAGTTTCTTACTTGTGTTAAAAAATCTGAATGTGTAATTGCCATTATGTAATACTCACTGTTACGGATTTAATTTGAATAGACATTTGTCTTCTTCTATTCTGTAATGATGGATCTGCAGGTTTCATCTCAGATGTACCTTGATTAATAAATGCAAAATCTCCAGGAAGTGTTAAATTAGCAACACCAACGGATGCTCCACCTGAATCTGCTTGAACACCATCTCTGTCGGTTGGTTGCTGAAATCTTTGTGGTCTTGTATTTTGTAATGCAATAGCATCGGCTACAGTTCTTCTACGTCTAATTTGTGGATGTTTAGGTTCAAACTCAGAATAATGAACTAAAGAGCCATTCCACTCTTTAACCATTTCATTATATGGAAATGCCATACCAGATCTATCGGAAATAGCTTGTGATCTTTTACCTGTAGCCCATTTTGGCATAATTAAACTCCATTAGGATAAAATGATTGTGGAGTGATATATGTTGATGTTCTTTGACCATCTTCATCTAACGCTCTTTTCAATTCATCCTCATAAATTAACTTATTTTGTTGTACTAATTGAGGTGCTTTTTTCATAGCTATATAATAAGCTAGTCCTGCACACATGCACGGTAAAAATCTGTAGGCAACATCTGCATCATTTGTATATGCACCTGCATCTTCAATTCTTTTAATCACATAAAATTTCAAAGTGTTGTAAGTATTTAAATCGGGTGCTTGATATAAATATATTTTTGGTGTGGTTTGTCTATCCACATAATATTGTGATGGTTGTCCTGTAGCTAATTTATTTGGTAATGCAGCATAAGCTGATCTATCAATTTTTGTTAATGATACATCTTGAGTATTAGCATTATCAGACGCAGCTGCAGTTGAAGACACATAAGCTTCAAGTACATCATTTACATCAGCATCAACAGAATATTCGGCTTGTCCAGAAACTAAAGTTATTTCATTTAACTCTGTTTTCCATAAGTGAATACCTCTGTTACCCCACTCAGCAAACAACAAATCTAAACTTCTTCTTGCAGAACGCATGTCATAACCAGAAGTGGTGCTAAGACCACATCTTTCATAACCTTCATCGATTACTTCATCTATGTTTAAATTAAATGATGTTGTTCCTGATGTTGCCATATTAATTTACTTTTTTCTTTTGTAATTTTTTAAGCATCATTGCTTTTGCTTTTTCGTTTTGATTTTTTAAAAATAAAACTGATGCACGTCTTAAACCTCTACCTACTCGTGTCATATCTTTTCTTCCTGCACTTCTAGCTTCTTTTACAAGAAACTGTGACATATCAAGTAATTTCTCTCCTTTTTGCCTTTGAGTATCTAACTTTTGTAAACCTTTCATAAATTTTTTATCTTTATAAGATTTTCTAGTTGGATCGTTTTGGGGAGCTTTTTTATAAGCTTCAGCAGTTTTTTGTTGGGTTTCTTTTCTAAATTTTTGGTATGGTTTTGATTTAACTAATTGTCTCATACCTTTTACAAGAAGACCTCCTAAAAGTTTCTTTTCTACACCTTCAATTTTGCCTTTATTTTTAGATGCATAAAAAACATTACGTGCTTTTTTAGCACCATATTGTTCTTTCATAGCTTTCATTATTTTTTTACCTTTTTTATTTAACGGCATTTAAGCTTCTCCTTTTGGCGATTGTACAATTTATTGGATTGTACCACTTTTTGACTAAACTTTGAAGACCTTAGGTTTTTTGCTATTGGGTTTCTTTTTAACTTGTAATCTTTTCTTTTTTTCACCTCTTGCACCTCTGAGCTTACCTTCAATTTGTTGTCTTATTTGACCTCTACCTATTGGCATAAATCAACCGCCTTTCCTATAATGGGTTTATATTTAACTTTTTTATCTTCTCTATAAGCATGCAAAAATTGTCTTCTTGGTTGATATGGTATCCAACTTGCATGAATCCATCCAGAGTTAGGTTCGCCTGGCGTATAGAATTCTAAAATTAGTTGATCTGTCTCTAAATATTTATGTATCCAATCTGCAACTTCAGCATTATCTACACCCAACACCTCGAAGTCTGCGGCCTCAGCTTTGGCATGCTGTGAGTTCTCACTACTTCCTATTGCTTTACATAACTCAGGAGATCTAAATCCGCTAGTCACTTTTACCCTACCGAACTGATCACGTACCGGCTGCAGTACATTTTCACACAGTTGTTTCAGTTTATCTATCTGATCCCCGTTAGGATTGTTATCAATATTTAAACGGATAGCTGTATCCGATTTAATGAGTTCTTGAAGGGTAAAGTTTCTGGAACGGTTCATTAGTGTTCAATAATTTTTTTTATACTTATACTACCGTCAATATTTTTTTCAAGTTCTGCTTTTGTTAACATACACTGATAAGTTCTAGTATAACTACGAGTTCTCTCAGCAATTCTTTTAG